ATCTCCATATACCCACACTTCATTATAAACTGTATCTCTTTTCTCCTTAAACTTTGAAGTCAAAACATTAGTATTATTAAATGTCAAATTAGAAGATACTGTTGATTTTTCTTCAAAATGCAAATCTTTATCATTATCAACATAAAAAATAGAATTAGAAAGTTTTGCTAAATTTGCAATACCATCATATACAGGTTTCTGATTAAATACAACTCTTGGGACAGTAGTAGTTGTTGGCTGTACTCCGCTGTAAGACACATCATCAGTATATTTTAACATAATGTCTTCAACAATACTTCCTGCAAGTAGGTTATTGTAAACTTCTGGTTCAATAGTTCTATCCAAAAGTCTGGATGTGTAATCCTTTCCTGTTAATGTAAGTCCTTCTCTATTTTCTTTGCCTTGATAATTTACATTTTCTAATATACCAGTAAAAATTTTAGTAGTTGGAAGGTTAGATCCGATGTCGGCATAAATGTTTACTTCATCACCAAGAGTAAATTCTGTAGCATAACTGCCAGCATAATTATTTATAATCGCTGTAAATGTGGACGCAGAGTTATTATCACTTGTTGATTTTCTAACTCTTAATGAATCGCAAGTAACTTCCCTACCTGCAATTTGTATTTGATTGTAAATTGCCATTATAATGAAGATATTTTTGGATCTAATTTATCTTGAATAGCTACTAGTATTTCATCTGGATCTATACCATAAATATTTTCTATAGTGATACTTGTTCCAGCTCCTCGTTTAGCTTGTTCGTATGCCGCATCCGACTGGAAATCCTTTTTCTGAAAAGAACCAGGATTAAAAATATCACCATATGTTGTTTCTCCAGTTGTACCATTTTTTTGATATAATACTTTAAAATTTTGTAATTTTTTTACTTGTTCTTCTTGTTTTTCTAATACCGTTGTTTGTTTTTCCATTTCTTCTGTTACTTCTTTTTCCGCATCTTTTTGTTGTTTAATGGCTAAAAGTTCTTTATTAAACATTGGTGCAATATTTAAGGCTCCATCTTTTACATCTTTAACAATTTCTACTAATCCCTGTATTCCATCTTTTATTAAATTCATTCCTGGAGCTGTAGCTGTTGCCATTGTTACACCTTTTAATTCATTAAATTTATTTTGAAGTCCATCAACTCCTATTTTTGCTTTTGAAAAATCAACATCTAATGTCCATGTTTCTTTTCCTAACATTTTTCTAACCCAATTAATTGGTCCTAAAATAGTTTCTATAAAGTTGTTTACAAGTTGCTCTGCCATATCAATCATATTATTCCAAGTATTTGCCAGAACAATAGCTATACCAATCCAAGCTTGCGCCCACTTTGCTCCTAACCATTTTAATAATCCCCATAATACTAAAAAATATCCTTTATATATTTTCCAAGCTGATGAAAAATATTTTCCAATTAGTGAAAAAACAACTTTAAACCATTCGCCTAAAGCAAATAATGCTGCTTTTACATAATCCCAATATTTAATCAATAGAACAATAGCAATTATAACTGCGGCGATTATTGCAATCCACACTATATTGGCGGCAACAAATGCTAATGAAGCTGTTACTGCTCCCCAAATTGCTGTTCCCAATCCAGCAAATGCAAGTATAATAGCAGCTTTTATAGCTAGAATTGCTAATATAACTCCTGTTAATAATAAAAATCCACTTACAACTGCAACCGTAATTGCTATAAATTTCTTCTGTCCATCACTTAATTCAGTAAACCACGTTACGAGGTCACGTAATTTAGTTGCCAGAAATGTTGCAATTGGTAATAAATGTTTTCCCATTTCTTCTCTTGCTGCTTTAGTTCTTATTTTTAGAGTTTTCATTACATTATTAAATTCGCCTTGTGTTCTTGCGAAGTCTCCCTGTGCTCTTTCTGTCTGTTCCATAACTAATTGAAGTGTTGCAATGGCTTGGGCTTCTAGTCTTGCTTGTCCTGTTAGTCCGTCCATGCCTAATTCAACAAGTCTTTGTTTTACATCTACATCTAAAATTGAAACTCCTAATGTCTTTAAACTTTCTCTCTCACCTAGAATAGCTCTATTTAAAATATTAACTGCCTGAGTAGCACCACCTTCTAAATCTTGAAACGATGCTAAATCTATACCTAACTTTGAAATTTGTTCAGACATATCTAATGCTGCTACTTCGTTCATACCAAATCCAGTAAGTAAATCACCAGTAGATGCTAATAATTTCTTTGCAGAGCTTTCACTTTGTCCAAAATTGTCTCTTATGTCTTTGGCTACTAATTCTGCACTATCTCCTACACTACCAAAAATAACATCAAATCTGCTAAACACTTCTTGAGCATCACCAGCTGCTTTAACCCAATTTCCCATAACTCCTATTCCTGCAATACCTAATGCAGTCATCATACCCCCAGCTGCTAATAACTTTGTATTAACATTAGCAAAAACGCCACTAAAATTATCAATAGCTTTAATAACTATCGCTATCGTTGCTCCACCGGCTGCCCCTCCTAATACACTTGATCCAATTCCCATTATCTTTTAGTTTTTTTGGCTTTTCGTAACCCTTTTTTGTTCTCCGTTTCCAATTTTTTTAAATATTTACATACAAGCCTATATTCTAATATAGACAAATCATCAACATCGCGTAAAGTCCATTTAAAATGGTCACAAATTGCCAATTCTGACATTAATCGCTTGTCGGAACTGGCTTCTGAAAATCCATCTCACCAAGACCATTAAGTTTGTTTATAGCTTTCATTAATGCAATTCCATCTGTCATACTAAGTTCGTCGTATTCTTCATCTGTCATTTCAGTTGACGCTTGCATCATTTGCTTAGCTGCAAGTTCTTTTTCCTGACTAAACGAAGATACATCTTTGTACTTCAGTTCCGAGACTGTATAAGTCTTTCCATTCACTTCCAATGTTTCTTTTTTCATTCTTTTTCCTCCTGTTGTTTAATTCCGTTCTATTTGTTTTCAAAAAATAAAAAACAATAATAAAAAATTTTGCTTACCAAGCATTGTAATCTGCAGTCGCATCTTCTGCTACTGCTGTTACGTGTTGTGGTACAAATGTAACACTTTGTTCACTTACTCCTTCTAAAGGACTTGGTATTTCCATCTCTGTCATTTTACAACCACTCATAGTCACAAAAACACTACCTGCGGCTCCAATACAACTAAGCTGACCATTAAAGGTGCTTCCTGCTGTAAAATAGCTATCATAAAGTGTCTGCGCATTTGACGAATCCATCCACAATGTCGCTGTAACTTCATAATCTCTGTTCATAGGTAATTGCTCCTTTGCTGTTCTACTACCATTAAGATAGAATCCAGCTTCCAAGTTGTTATTAACTGTAAATGTCACTTCTGTAGCATTATCGTATGTTGTCCCACTTGGTATTTGTAGCGAAAAATCACTAAACATATACGGTTTAGTTGTTGATGGTGTAACTGCTGTTACTGCTCCTGATGTTAAAGCCATATCTTGTGCGTTATATCCTACTTCACAACTTACAACTTCTCCTTGAGACCATGTAACGGCATATGAATCAATCATACAACCATTCATTGTCCTTATAATATTACTTCCTGCAGTTCCATTATTCTTTGCATCTGTTAAGGTGAAAGGTGATAAAGATTGCCCAGCAACATTATAAATTTGATCGTCATTGTTTGTTTCTGTAAAAACATGGCTACCTGCTGTAGCTGTTTCTGAAACACTACCAATCGCTATTCCTAAAAATTTCCAATCCTGAGGAAAGTATGTAAATGTACCAGTGTACTCCTTATTTCCGTCTGCGAATGTGTCAACGTTTCTGTCTGTAGATCCTTGATATCTAACAGGGATTACATTCATTGATTCATCAATAGAGCTCTCTTGGCATAATCCAATCCATTGTTGTGTCCCACTAACAGCTCCATATGTTCCAGACTCATACGTAAATGACAAAGAGTTTTGATCCGAAAGGTACTTACTCATTTTCTTTTCTCATATATTTTATATGTTCCCCCTTTCAAGTTTTACAAATATGTTATTTATTGTGATATTTTCTGAATGAAATTTATTATGGCAACTTCTACAAAAAGTTATTAAATTTTCTAATTCGTTATTTTGTTTATTTTTATCTATATGATGTACTACTAAATCTTCAGAAGTTGCACAGCATCTGCATTGATGATTGTCCCGTTTTAAAGCATTCAATCTAGCATGTCTAAACTCGATACCGTATTTATCTCGTTTTGAAAACCCTGTCCATTCGTCTTCTGTCATATGCCTGACAGTCAAACTTTTTTTCTTACGAGTTTCAAATGTTTGTGTTCTTCCTGTAAGAGTTTTACTTATTTTTCGTTTTGTTTCATCTGATACATCCGAAGTCATAATACCTAATTTATACAATTCTTTTAACCCTTCGGAAATATGTATTGCCGCAGTTCTAATTCTTTCATCCGTTTCTTTTGTTAACCCTTTATTCCATGGGGTGTAACCTTTTTTAAATCCAACAACATTTTTCTTCTTATACAACTGTTTTTCTTTTTTCTTTACCATTAATTGTCGCATAAAAACATAAAATTTATTTCTATGACTTTCGACTTAATATCAGCCTCACTAACATTTACTGCACTCCCCATATTGAAATCGTGTAAACCAACATCAATAGAATCTTCAGCACTACCCCTTTGATTTGTCCTTAACCAATCATAAACTTCTCCAAACAAAGTATCTCTCTCCTTAACATTCCTTGCCCAAATTCTAATTTCAAGTCCTAATCTCATAATCGTTCCTTCACTACCCATTCCTAAACTAGCTTCTTGAGTTGTACTAGAATCTGTAATTGTAATAATTGGATATTTTGTTTCCTTTTGAGGATAACTTGTTGACACAAATCTTCCTGAACCACGAGAACTTTCAATAGGATCCGTTATATGATTTCCTAATGTTTCTCTTAGATACAGAACTGTATCTGATAAGAACGCTGCGCTAGTTATATTTGTTACCATTGTTGTTTCCTCGCTTGGACAGTTGAGTAATCGCTTTTACTCAATACAATAAATTAAAATCTATTTAAATATATATAGATTTAATTTATATAATACCTTTAATTTTATCCTCCACAAATTTCCTTACTTTTGACTTTTCTCTTACCGCAGTATTAGCAAAATGTCGTCTAGGAGCCATTCTACTTGTTCCATATTCCAATGCTGGCGCATATTCAACGGGAGTTCCAACTTCAACTTGAAATTTAGAAGGAGAAGATGTTTTAACAGACCCTAAAAAACGGCCTGTATCTACTGATTTTGGCTCTGCTTTTTTACCATTAATACTATCTTTTACTTGTCCTTCAACATAAAAACCGGAATCTTTTATTGCTTTTGCTGCTTTTAATTGAATACTCTTCTTTTGAGCAGTTAAATTGGCAATAACTTTAGAAACACCCAATACTTGTATATTAACCATTATTCACCTATAAATGATCCGTTGGTTAAAAATCTTGTATAGATTTTCTTATA